CGGGCGGCTATCCGGCCGAGCGGGCGGCCGCCGTCGACACCGCGAGCTGGTGGCTGCCGGCGGCGGCTCCGGCGAGCTGGAGCATCCGCTATGACACGGTGCAGACGGTCGATGCCGTCGGCATCGCGGCGCATGAGTTGGCCGGGGCCGAGGTGCGCATCGCGGCACTGCTGGCGGGCGTCTGGCAGGATCTGGCAACACTGACGCCGGTGGACAATGGCGCGATCCTCG